GTCGTAATAACCCTCCACGCCTTTTACTTGCGTTCCAACAAGGTTCAATCCAGTTTTCTTGTTGACCTTAAAAATGTCAGTACCTTGTGGCAACTTGGCAGTTTTCTTGTCATCAAACACCAACCCTAGAGGATCAACAAGTTTTTTGCCTATATCTAATAATCCCATAATTTTATTCTATTGCTCTCGCTAGGTGCTGGTTCATCGAAAAATTGAAACTTGCCCCCAAGTCGGGTCAATTCGCGAAGTGGATGTTTGAATCTGTGAATATGCAATATTCACCTCACCTGCACTTTGAGAAATTACACCAGCTATTTTATGAGGACTATTTGCATCGCTTCCAGTAATTGTTGCATATTCAGCATCTTGCATTGAAGTTGCGAAATAAACTGTATATCTTCCTTCCGCGGTTCTTGCGACACGATTGATATTCCCCGACGATCTAATTGTGCAATCTCCATTTGTTGATCTACCAACAAAACTAACCCACGCCCTACATCCATAAATTGGAGCAGAACCACTTTGGTTGCCATTTAGCTTGGCGGCGGTGATAGCGGAGTTGCTTACGGTGGAGGCGGTGGTAGCAGATGAAGCATTGCCAGTCAAAGGCCCAGCAAATGCGGTAGCGGTTACGGTTCCGTTGACATCCAGAGCGGTAGATGGAGATGCTTGACAAATACCAACATTGCCAGATGAATTTATTCTTATTCCGCTTGTGTTTGATTGCCACGGTGCAATTACAAACGCACCAGTACCAGATGTCCCATCACTAAAAATAATTGATTTATCACCGCTTGATACAATTCCATTGTACGACCCCGAAGGGAGAGAATTGTGAAAATGGATATATCCAGATGACCCAGTAATAGCGAGTTCTGGATCAGAATTTGTTACAGACTGTCCTTGGACATGAAGTAAAGCTATCGGACTACTCGTCCCAACCCCCACATTACCGCTTGCGGTGATACGCATGCGTTCCGCGCTGTTTGTTGAAAGCGTAAGTGGGTGATTCGTTACGGTTCTCAAATTGCCTTCGGAGTTCCCATTAGCATTAAGAGATACTTGGACTCCAGATGTATTTATTAAATCAAGTGAATTAAAATCAGAGGCAGTTCTGGTTGTAGATATATTTTGATTACCAAAACTAGGCGCAACCTTTGTCCCAGCAATAGCCGCAGATGCGTTAATGTCAGCATTTACGATAGTTCCATCTACAATGTTTGCCGAAGTTACAGAGTTTGTAGCAAGTCGGCTTGAGTTGATGGCATTAGCAGAGATGCTCAACTTGCCAGACGCAATATCCAGTCCACCGCTTCCACCAGATCCACCAAGCACGGCATCAGCAGTCATCACGGTTTCGTCGATGATATTATTCATCTTCGTGCTAGTAATCGTGTCAGTAGCCGTAAAAGTGTAAGTTGTATTAACCGCGCCCATAACTTATTTCTGTGAGATGATTTGTCTATTTGTTACTGATCCAGCAACTTTGATTGAGTTTATCTTGGCTGAACCCTGTGTCCTTGTCAAGATCATGGTTCCTGTATAGCCCCTAATACCACCAAGCCTGCACCTAATGCTTGCTGTTTCGGCTGCATTTGGCGCGTCTGATGATGCAGATAAAATTTCCCCACCTAGGAATTGCGTGGTAGTTCCAACATCTTGAATTGATTTTGGATTGATCTGTTCGTATGTATCTGGGTCTTCAGTTGAAAATTCGATTAGGTATTCAGAATTCTGGCGGGGCAACCCCTGCATATTGATCTGCGAGTCTGTGTACCTTTTCCGCTCCAATGTCTCAAGGTCGTACCCACGGGTAATCAGCCTAGACAAAATGGGTGCTGATGTTTTGACATCATTAGTGTTGGACACGCTGATGGTGTCATTAGAGTCATCAAACGCTTCCAATTGGTGCAAACCACCGTTAGCGGTCACAGCATACAGGTTATTTCTTACCCCCGCTGAACCAATAATAAGGTCTTCGATCAAAAATCTAGTGTCACCAAAGGTATCTAGCGACTCCCAGCCTCCATTTAAGAAGTTGTACACCAAAATTGAGTTGTTCCCGCGAGCATCGTTAATGCCCGGAGCGGAATCCAGCGGAACCGCAAGGTAGTACCTGTTATCGAACAGGATTCCAACCGACCTATTAGACAAGTCCTTATTAAGTCTGTCGATATATGGCTGGATGTTCTTGGAAATTGGTTCTTCGGCCCCGCGAAGGTTGTAATCGTTAAGGAACTCCACACCGTACACCCCATCGTCCGACAGAAACATCATGGTGTTAGCCCTCATTACCACGGACTTGCGAGCTAAGCAGCCAACCTCGGAGGTTAGTTCTGTAACCCTAGTGTCTAGAAGAGTCCCCTGCGTCCCCTTAATCTGGTGGATGCTGTTTCTGTTGAGGACAATCAACGCATCGTCGTAGAACCCATGCATCCCAACCACATAGTCAGCAGTACCACCAGAAATACGAAACTGGTTCTCGATCTGGTCGAAGGTGGTGGTGTCAAGAATGTCGGACACGGCAATCTCGTCTGTGATCTTGCGGTCGGTGTAGGTAACTGCGTTGTAAGCCCCAGATTGGTCGTAGTAGTACGGAACCCACAGGCGGCGTTGGAAGTGAATACCCCAAGGCGCACCCGGTTGATGCATGAACCCGCCGCCCTCGCTGAACCTGCCGCCAAACTCAATCTGACCAGTGGAACCACTTGCTGTGATGTTTGCTACAGGCGCAAAGAATTTGATGTTCGTTAGCGTTGCTGAGGATACTTGGAATTCTTGTCCAACAATTGCAGAGAATTCTGGAACCGTGCTTTCGTAAACCCTAATAACATCACCAGCAAATACTGTATCATTGGATACGCTTAGGTCTACAGAAACCTGTCCATTGGAAACCGAAACTTGGTTACCGCTAGAGTTAAATACTTGTGGTTGGGTGTAAGTCCCTCCCGGAGAGAAGGTAAATCCGTCAGTCATGGTGGCGGCAGTCACCCCAAAGGTCTGGGTTTGACTTGTAGTAAAGGTGTATTGGAACTGGTCTTGAGTTAGACCCGTGCCAGAAAGAACCGTAAATGTACCGTTGGCTGGAGTGCCACCAGTTAGACCAGCGACAACTACAGATGTTCCAGCCGCAAGCCCATGTTCACGGACGCTCATCGTAACGGTGGTTCCACTCTGTGACGCAGAAAGAATGGGCCTGCCATTAGGATACCACTCCAACGCCTGCTGCCCCTCTCGGAATAGCATCACCTTGTCGAACACTTGAATCATGTCGGTGTCCGCGCCCAAGGCAGTTCCAGCGGGATATGGGATGTTCTCTGGAACATAGGCGGAATTAGACTCGACCTCAGCCAAATCAATCTTTTTGGCAACAGTATCCAACGCTACGATCACAAACTCCTTGTTGTTGGAGTTGGGATCGCTGAACAAGCAGGAGGCTCGGACATTAGCATTGGCTGCGTCGTTAATCGGCATCTGGGAAAGTGTGCCAGTCCCGGAAACCGCAGTCACCCCAGTCACGGGAAAGCTCAATTGGTTCGCAGAAACATAAGTCAGCACCTTGGCCCCGTTGTTGTTAGTGCCAGTAAAGGTCAGTCCAGCTACTACAGCATACCCACTAGAACCAATCTCAAACCCATGATTGGCGGACATGGTAATCGTTACCACATTGGAGGTGTATGTCGCGGACGATATGGTCTTGGCAACATCAATCAGGTAGAACGGCAACTGCAACGGATCACCACCAACGGTCAACGCACCAGTCCTAGAAACTACCACCTTGCGGGGCTTCCAGTAACCTTCCATGCGCCCGTTCAGAGACTCTCTAACCTCTCCAGCCTTCAACTGGTTTAGCTGCAACCGCTGGTTCACGCCGACAAACCCACGATCACCATCCTCGGCAATCGAGTCATCCATCCCACCAGTGGATCGGAACTGGGACATTATGCGCGGTACGCAATAACCACCCCAGAAGCAAGCGTAAAGCCAGTGATGTTGCCACCAATGCCAATACCCGCAGGGATAGAAACACCAATCAACTTCGTGCTAGCATTCGTGATGTTTGGCGCAGTAAACACAGAAAAATTAGTGTCACCAACAGTCTGAACCCAACGGAATGGGCCAACAGCCGCATCCGTACCAGAGTACACCTGTCCGCCGCCTTGACCTTGAAGATCGTATGAATCGCCTCGTGGCATAATATAAATAAGTTATCAAGCACAAGTCCATCTCGCGCTCAACCAACCAATTACCACAACCCCACACATAATGTCAACCATAAACACAAATGTTACCTATCTAGCACATTTAAGCACAATACACTAGACCTATCCCCAAATAACCCCGAACGGGAACCGCCCCATTGTAACAATTTTTGTGGGGCTGGTGGATGGATGGCAATGATAAAAATATTTCGCCGGTCGACCCCCTCCCCCCCATACCTTAGCGTGGCACTAATGTATTGTCCTGGTGTTCATGCGAACAGTGTTCATGCGATCTGTGCCGGCAATGTGAACGATCGTTTGAATGTGATGCTTGGATCATGCGCTTGTCTTGTGGATTGGTTATGCCGGAATACCTTACCAACTTACTAATGTTACCTGGCGAATGAGTGATGATCGCGCTTGTGAATTGATAATAATAATTGTTCACACTTATTCACAGCTTTATTTCCTTGACGGATTTTCGCTCATGACTATAATACGCTACAGGCGTAACCCCCTTACGTAAGCCATCGCGTCCTAACGTGATGTGCGCACGACACTAAACAAGGTGATTCATTCATCAAGCGCGGTGATTGATTCTTTCAAGTGATGGAATGGGTTTCAGATGCTTTTGATGCTTCCTTCCTTTGCTTCTTCTTCCTTCCTTGCTTTGCTTCCTTCCTTCACCTTATAGGGAATGACTAGACGCTTGGATGATTGGTTCCCTAGTGGTTTGGTTGTCCTAGTGGTTGAAAGTTGACGCTGGCCGTGGGGTTTGTTCCTTGCTTGTGATTGAGGGAAACGCTTGGAAATAAAGGGTTTGGCAAGCTGTCAACACTATTCGATAAATTTATTTTTGAGATATTGGCAAATTTTATTGGCAATCTTTCCGCCATGATTTAGATTGCTCTCGTTGCCAGCAAACAAGGCACACCAACAATAACCAAACCAACGATGAAACAATACACAACGATGCAACTCAAGGCCCAACTTCGAAGCGGAGAATTCGCATGGCCAGGCGGATATCAACTCTACTTCATCACGGACGATGGGGCGACTCTCTCATTCGAAGCCGTGAGGGAAAACATCAAATCAGTGATTTGGAGCATTCGCCACAAGGTGAGCGATGGGTGGCGCGTGATTGGATGCGAAGTCAATTGGGAAGATGATTTCATGACTTGCGCTCACACTGGCGAGCCAATTGAATCTGCGTACGGCGAGGCAGTCGAAGCTTAACCGAACCAAACCAAACCAAACCAACGATGAACCATTACAAAGCAATCACGCGCGTGCCTCACATCTCCGAGCCCTTTGTGGACTGGTACGATGCGGAAACCGAAGACCAAGCCCGCACCATGTGGGAGGCTGACTGCGAAACATATGGATTGCCAGCAGATGCAAGCGTCAAGTTCGAGAAGCAATAACAAACCAAACCAAACCAAACCACGACATGACAACGACACAAAAAACGATGATTGAATCAACGATGGAACACAAAAATTGGACGGGCTTGACCCTCCGTGAATTGATTGACCTAGGGCGCGTCTACCAAAAAGACCGACCAACGATCACCGCATTCGTTCGGGAGGCTCATGGTGAGCCCACCTCGATTGACCGGCTCACAAAACAGCGTGCAATTGTAAACGCAATCATGGAAGGGGAGGTCGCATGATCCGCGACCTTTCCCTTGCCCTTGCCTTGCTTGTTTTGCTTGGCTTTGCCGTAGCCATCACAAGCGGCGTGCTTGGCGGTCCTAGTGACTTGGAAATGCGCGTGCGTGCATCGGAACCCGTGAACCTTTGACCCATGAAAAGCAAAAAATACCACGCAACGCGGAGCCTTTCCAATGGGTCGTTTGAGAGCATGGAATTTGACCGCAAAGCCGAGGCAGTCCAATGGGTCAAAAAACATGGCTCGCATGGACGCGTTAGGATTCAAGACGAAACGCGCAAAGTCGTGTTTTCCAAGGGATTCTGACCCGCTGAAAATAGTTGAAAAATCCGCTTGCATTGCTAGCAAGTGTCAATAAAATCAAATCAAGTCGAAACCGCTTCGGCGGTCTGCCAGTAACGCTGGCACTGATGAGACTGAACAACAACAACAACAAACAACAACAACAACGAAAGGAAAACAACGATGAAAAAGACAATGACCACAAGCGAAATCGCACATGAGTTGATCGATGATGGGAACGCAAATTGGAGCCGCGCCGGTGCATTTGCCCTTGCCGAATACCTCGAAGAACTCGAAGAGAGCACGGGCGAAGAAATGGAATTTGACCATGTGGCAATCCGTTGCGAGTGGAGCGAATACGCCAACCTTGAGACCTGGCTCTCCGAATACTATGGCCGCCCGATTCCCGCCGCTTACGAATCCGCCGGTATTGATCTGGACGGTGAGGAAGACGAGGAGGAAAAGGAGGAGTTGATCCGCTCGCACATTCAAGACCACGGGGCACTTATTGAATTTGACGGTGGAATCATCGTCTCGTCATTCTAACCATAACCCACCGAAACTATGAAAACACACACACACACACAAGGAGAATGGGAAGCATCTGGATGCACAATTTACAGCGGCGAAACTATCTTGGCTGTCGCGTATTGTGAGGGGAACCGCTCATTGCATAACTTGCACGAAAAAGAAATGCCGCCTGGATCGGATGGGGAAGAGCACGGGAAAGGATGGGAAGAAGCATGGGCAAACGCTCGTTTGATAGCTGCCGCGCCGGAGATGCTCGAAGCATTGCAAAGCCTAACGCATCCAATGGCAAGCGATGAAGACTTGCAAAACGCCCTTGCGGTCATTGCCAAGGCGAAAGGGGGCAACGCATGAGCGCGTTTCGCCTTAAACTCGGCTCGATGTATTGGGACAAAGAGAAATCCATGTTTCGCCCGTCCGATGCCAATGCGCACGATTGGGCAGGCATCACGGGGA